TATTTTATATTGTAATTATAAATGTCTAACACACGATACAACAATGACCAAGGACGTATTGAAAAGAAAAACGCCATCAGCACCTTTGCTGGTCGATATGCTTTAGACACCCCTGGTCCTGGGGACTCAATGCCGTTCAATGCCGATCCCCATATTCGTATTCAGGGGTGGGGCGCCAATTTCAAAAACAATATGGTTGATATTAACAGCGATTTGCGCGGCATGACCCGTCCATTTAACCGCGATTTAGTAGGTGTGAATGAACACTCAAAATGGAGCGTGAAACCAGAATCACACGCAATGTCGTATGATACAGTTGACTATGTGACCGATGAATCGCGCGCGACGCATCCAGCATGGACTTACCGAGACATAGAGGTGGACCGTTGGGAACAGCCTTTTCTGAATCCTCTAGACAAAGTAGAGGTTCCAATTCAGCGCGACCTGAATACACGTATGTTGGAAAAAGACTATTTTAAACGTCAGGCCAAAAAGTCTGTTTTGACTAGCGAACCCATTCCATACAATCAATAAATATAAGGTTTATGACGAGATTTATTCAACTGTATAATATATATATTTGAATATTAATAATGGAAGTCGTAATACCTTTAGTCGCATTGGGAGGTCTTTTTATTGTTTCTAATCAATCCAAAAAAGAGAAAGGTGTAGAGGGATTTAAAAATTTACCAAACACGAATGTTCCCGATAAGAACTATCCGACTGATGAAATTGTAGATCCCGAAACCGAATTGTCGTCGCGTCTATCTACTACAAACAAATATGATGGTGGCGCTGCATATACCGACAAATATTTCAATCCTCTAGTTCAGAACAATATGATTACAAAAAAGGCAGATGCCGACAAAAACCAATATTATTCTTTGGCTGGAGAGCAAGTGGAATCTGAATATTTCAAACATAGCAATATGATGCCGTTCTTTGGTGGGAAAATTCGATCTGCCGTCAATGAGAAGGCAAATGAGGCTGTTATGGACAACTATTTAGGAAGTGGGTCGCAATTTATTTCGAAAACTGAACAGTCGCCTCTATTTTCTCCCAATGAAAAATATCAATGGGCTCATGGCGCGCCCAATTCCAACGATTTCTATCAGTCCCGAGTGAACCCTAGTATGAAAATGTCGGGTGTGAAACCATTTGAGGAAGTCAAAGTTGGTCCTGGTCTTGGTCTAGGATACACCGCCGAGGGGTCTGGCGGATATAATTCGGGCACTATGATGCGCGAATCATGGCAGCCCAAAAATGTGGACGAACTTAGAACCGCCAATAAACAGAAATCTACCGAGACATTGTTGCTTAATCACGAGGGTCCCGCTATGAGCCGCATCACCAATGTAGGAATCATCGGTGCTTATCAGAAGAATCGTCCCGAAACCTCTTTTGAATGGGGTCATGACCGACTTTTTACCACTACTGGTGCCGAGAAGGGACAAACTATGCACGCCATTCCTGTAGAGAGACATGTGGTCCGTCCCGAGACAACTACCGATTATGGAGGTGTATCTCAGAGTATTCATCATCAATCGGCTACACCTGGAGAAGTGATGCCGTCTCACCGAATTGAGTTGGGGCAGAAGCAGTTGGGGGTCGCCAACGCAAATGGTCGTAGTTTTGCGAGCGAGGGGGACTATGGAAGCAAATCATTTCAGATGTATAACAATAACAGAACCGCCAACAAGAATAATGAGGACTATTTTGGAAGTGTGAAAAGTGGTATTGGTGCTGTTGTTGCACCATTATTAGAGATGATGCGCCCATCGCGCAAAGAAAACGTCACTGGAAATATGCGCGTATATGGTGACGCCAAGACCGCGGTCAACCAATCATATCTATATAATCCGAATGACGCCCCCGCTGCGACAATTCGTGAGACTACTGGCGAGGCACCCATTCATATGAATGTGAATAGGGGTCAGACCAACAATGGGTATTTGTCTACAGCCGCGACGATTGTTAGCCAGGAGCGAGACACTACTCTTGTTGGACATACTGGTATTGCTGGATATTCAAATTCGGCTTTGCGTCCGTATGATGCTGAATACAGCCACGTCCCGAGTGATGTGAAAGCCTCTACGATTAACGGTCGCTTCGGAAATTCTAACACCAATGTGTTTAATGGACACGTCAATTATGTAGGCAAGGCAAAGGAACTCGATTTGGAAAACAATCGCGCGACCATACCGCGAATGCCGTCTTCCATTCAATCGGTTAACCAGATGGGCTCGTTTCAACAAAAGAGTCAGGATTTAGGACAACAATCTAATCGCAACACACCCGACCTTTACAGTGCTTTACAACAGAACCCCTATGCTCTGAAGCGCACATATGCATAAATTTTGTGTAAAAATACATATGTAAACAAGTTATAAGCAAACCATAAATATATAATAGTTATATTTATGTTTTTACAAGTTTTATTAGTGATTCTCGGATACGATTTGTGGTTTTACATTTCACATATTATCTTACACAAATCATTATACGGGTTTCATATGATTCATCACAAAATTGTGAATCCTGTGTTTACAGATGCATATACAGGACATTGGGCGGAAGGACCATTCCAAGGCCTAGGTGTTTTCTTGCCTTATTTATTTATGGATTTTGATTTATTTGCGTTTGTTGTCGCTATTATAATTATAAATGCACGCGGTATGATGCGACACGACGAACGTAGCAATTGGCTTATTGGAAACCATCATCTATTACATCACAAACATCCGCAGTATAATTATGGCGAGTATTGGATAGATTGGTTATGTGGGACGCGGTATATGAAAGAAGAAGAATATGAGTATGGTTTGATATATATTTAATCATAATAAGTTCATATATATTTGAAACAGTATATATGAAGTCTTGATATTTATGCAACGACACCTTCTTCTTTGTCTATATGAGTTGCACGTGCAATGTTTTTGATGATTTTCTTTGAATTTGCGTCTTGTTCTTGGTCTGTACTACCTCCCATTAGATTTTTAGTGAGTTTTATATATTCGATGTTTTTATCTGGGTTTGTGAGGTAATTTGGGTTTTCTTCTTTCCATTTTTTCATTTGGAGATAATTGCGTGTAGAAAGAATAGTGATTGCTTTGTCGGAAATCTCGCGATTTTCGTCATTAAGCCATTTACCGTCGTCTTTCACGTAAATAACTTCGCGTTTCAAGTCTGTACAATGTACGGGTCGTTTTGTTAAATCCATTTTATTTAGTTCTTTGTTAAATATGGTTGATATTGCGTCGGCGTATCCCACTTTGTTGTGTAAAATCATATCATTTAGTTCAAGTTGAATGCCTTTTACAAAATCGATGAGGTTTATTGCGTCTTTACATTGTTCATTCAAAAAGAAGTTCAAGTTGAATTTGTTCTTGACCCGGTTATTATTGCTGTTGCTACTGTTGTTTTGAATGACCGAGTTGCTATACATAGTCAAGTTTTCTGCGACAGTGGCGTTGGATTTGGCGAGTGTTAGACACATGTTCATTAATTGTTGGAAATTGTCGTTTTCTGCTGTGGGGGATGATGATGTAGTTTGAATCTGTTGTTTTAATAATTCACATTGTTGACTAATTAATTGGTTTTGGATTTCGAGTTGTTTTGTCTTTTGTTCATTCTCTTCTTTCAATAGAAGCAATTCTCGTTCGACTTGTTCTTTTTCTTTTTGTAACTCACGATTTTTTCGTTTCTTTCTTAGAGGTTTACCATTTTCGTAAAATGTGGGGTTTGTAATGAACATATCTCGGCAGTCCATATCAAACATGGTTGATGGTCTCAGTATGACTTTCCCCTCAAATACGGTTCTTGATACTGAATCGGCATGTCTTTGATTTTTAAAACGTATAAACCCTTGTATCTTGATGTCTTCTTTACATACTATTATATAATCGCATTCGGCTTTTAGTCCACATACAAATTTCCAATTATCCGATGTGTTGGGTGTTTCGAATAAATATGTCTTGTGTTTTGTGTTCATTTGTATATTCCATTTGTATATTTTTATTTGGTTTTTTGGCTATATTATCAAATGTAGCCAAAAAGGTGGCCTCTACATGGGATTGATACAGACCGTCCTTACTTTTGTATCAAGGGAATGTAGAGGCCGTCTTTTTGGCTACATATTGGCTACATTCCATAATCGAGCCATAATCTAGCCAAAACGTAGCCAAGAAAAAACCCATTTTCCAAAAACCTTCGAAAATTTCAGAAAAAAATGTTTTTATAAAAATCAATTTTCTTACCATTTTCAGTGCGGCGTCAAAACACAATTAAGGTCTCCCGATTTTTCAGTGCGGCAAAAAAAGATTATTTCGAATATTTGGAAAATGGACATTTATTGTTTTTTGAAAAATGTCCAAAATCAAAAAGTCAAGGGGTTTCTCACAAAATACCTCGGTATCAAGACTTGATATACTTTTTTAGAAATTTTATAACAAATTTCTCCTACATAATGTAGAGAGGCACCCTACAAGGGTGTAGGGATGGAAATCAACAAATTACGACAATTTATCCCTACATAATGTAGGAAAACGTGAAATTTGATACCCCCTATAAAACATCCTCTACATGGGCTTGATATAAGCCGCCCTAACTTTTGTATCAAGGGAATGTAGATGAGCGATTCTTGGCTACGTTTTGGCTACATTCCATAATCGAGCCATAATCGAGCCAGAATGTAGCCAAGAAAAAACCGGGGTTTCCAAAAATCCCAAAAATTTCAGAAAAATTTGTTTTTCAAAAATCATTTTTCCTTACCATTTTCAGTGCGCCGCCAAAACACAATTAAGGTCTCCCGATTTTTCAGTGCGGCAAAAAAAGATTATTTCGAATATTTGGAAAATGGACATTTATTGTTTTTTGAAAAATGTCCAAAATGAAAAAGTCAAGGGGTTTCTTGTAAAATACCCTAGGTATTACACCTTTTTGCATTTAAAATGAGAAAAGGTGTAAAACTTGATAGACTTTTCAAAGATTTTTATACACCTTTTTCTCCTACATAATGTAGAGAGGTGCCCTTATAGGGCGGATGTTCCGTCGATTTTCGTAATTTTCTCCTACATAATGTAGGAAAACGTGAAATTTGATACCCCCTATAAAACACCCTCTACATCGGCTTGATACAGGCCACCCTAACTTTTGTATCAAGGGAATGTAGAGGGCAATTTCTTGGCTACGTTTTGGCTACGTTCCATAATCGAGCCATAATGTAGCCA